GGAGATGCGCGTAACAATTGTAGAGAGGACACTAAATGAATTAAATACAACAACTCAAAAATTCCTTGATGTTACGAAGCTGCAGAGCACACAATTAAAACAGACTAAATCAATTGGTAAGTAGCCCGGAGCATTATAAATATAGAATGCTTTATTAGGGATGGCGGAAGAGCCGCTTAATACACAAATAAAAGAACGGGTGCGTATCCTTAAACAAATTGCGTCAAATTTGAAAAGTGATACTAGCCCAAAGGCACCCGATAGTAATGATATACAACGTTATTCTAATATAAAAAATTTAGAGAATAATATTATTGCTAATGTTGATGCGATAAGAGCAAAAAAACTAGATAAGCACGCGCAAACAAATTTTGTTCCGGTTTTTTCTAAAGTTAATAACGTTAAAAATAAGACCGTACGATTATTGAATATTCACAAAGATGTAGCAATTGAGGCGCTGCGTGCAGAGGTTAAAGAAGCAAACGGATCCGATGAATTCAGACCTATCTGCGACAGCGAGGGCTTCTATCAACATTATGGTGAGTGCTGGAATGACTCACTTCAAATGCTATTTTTGTTCGGTGACGGATTTAAGGAAATTGTTCAGGGTAAAATGCGCGACCTTGATGTTACAAGTGCAGTGATGGGTAATACGAATATTGTTCAAGATTTAAAAAGTAAATTAGAGGAGAGGGCTGATAATTTGAAATTATGGATACAAGACGAAGAGGGTGAGAGTCTTAAAAAAGACTCTGCTGATTTAGCGACAATTACAAAATTGCTTTCTAACGCCAACTTTGAGAAATCGCAAACAGCCCTCGTTATTAAATATTTGAAAGCAGTTCAGCGCCGATTTTTTCGTCACTATCTTGTTGAGATGGGTACTAGAAATATAGAAAAGGAATTGGGATGCAATGCAAGAAATAAAGACCAATTTTTTGAAAAACTCACACGCCTTGAACAAATATATCGAAACAAGGGTCTTAATTCAACAGATGCTGCAACAGTTAAACTTCTTCCCGTTAAGAGCGGTATTAATTTACGTGCTTTAGCTCAGAAATCGCAGCCGCGAGGCGGTAACGATGCAGATAGGTCTTATCTAGCCACAATATACAATCATGTATTCTTTGACAGAAAACTTCTTGTTTCAAACGACCTACATTTTGATAAATCCGAAAGCGCATACGAGCAGGTTAAAATTGTTCTCGCTGACATACTACAAACAGATAATAAACCGATGGCTTTAATTGCCACTATACTTGGTCATGTCGTATTATTTTATAGTTGTGGCTATAACCAACTATATTATGATGATAGTGCTGGTATAGTTAAATTTCCGTGGCGAAAATTTTTCCGATATATATTGGATAATAGCAATGAATATGCTGATTATGAACAAATGAAAATATGGATGGGTGCTTCGATAACAGTAAAGGGTAAATACGAGTATGAAGGTGCCAATTATCCGTTTATAGTTAATAAAGGTAAAGTTTTCACATATGACCCTATTAACGGTGAGAGAATAGATATCGGAGTTTTTGAAAAAGATAAAGAATATACACTTGACAATGATAAATATACATTACGGATATTGGCAACTAAATGGATTGATAAGTATCGCCTGCATACTATCGGAAAATATACTTTACCAGATGATATAAAAACTATACAGAACACCGAACATGTATTCAAGTCTACACGCTACGCGAAACCGGTTGTGCCTGCTTGGGCGCCCAAGGGTGGTAGACGCACACGTAAAAATAGAAATTGACGCGCGCGCATAAATTGTACAGACCACAATTGTGCTCTACACAATTGTGAGAGGTCTAAAGAATTCGGACCTATACTGCGTAAGATGAGTCTAGATACGCTGATTGACAAAATTTATTCTACGCCTGAAGCGAAGGAAATTCTTGGAATTGTTGTTGAAAACGGATCGTGTTGTAGCAGCTTCGTAGAATTTGGCTCACGAGGTGGCGTAAGCGCGTTGGCGCTGTTTAAAGCTCTTACAACGACGCCACGTGAATTTGCGCCGCGATTTGTGGCTGTGGACCTAGTGAACGACGATTCAATTAAGGCTCTCAAAACACTGTCTGAAAATTCCGGAATTTCGTTTCACTTTTCGCAGGGACATACACGCCATTATCCGCCTCACGAGACCGATGGATTCTTATGGGATACGTTTCACGCGGGTGGTAACTTGCTGGTTGACCTTGACCGTATGGCGCCGTGGGTTCAGAAATGTATTTTTATCTTGGGAACGAAAATGAATGGTGTCGCGTCCGAAGCAGTTACTCGTAAATTAGACGTTGCTACCGTCGCAAAAGAGCTTATAATTAGTGAAGAGGGGGCGGCACAAGGACTGAGCGCGGCAATTCGTGAATTCTTGGAGAAAAACAAGGACTGGACCCAGGTGAGGGAACACGGTGAACTCACTGTTTTAAAACGTGTAGCGCCACCACTTAAGAAGCTATTTCAATAAAGAGCCCGGTAACCCTAAAATTTGAAGCCCGGTTTAGCAAGATTATTTTGTCAGAGATAAGTATAAATGCAAGTATTTATCAAGACATTGACGGGGAAGACGATTACGCTGGATGTGGAGCCTTCTGACAGTATCGAGAACGTGAAGCAGAAGATTCAGGACAAGGAGGGTATCCCACCCGACCAGCAGCGCCTCATCTTTGCCGGCAAGCAGCTAGAGGATGGTCGCACTCTTTCGGACTACAACATCCAGAAGGAGTCCACGCTCCACCTGGTTCTACGCCTGCGCGGTGGATTTTAAAATATATAAGTAGAGATGGGTCCGTATAATACGTTTATGTGGAACTTTGCCTTCGCTACTGCTATTTTTTGGATTGGCGCGCCGGCTTACTTTGTGATGCGTATAATGAAAGGTGACTGGCAGAAACACACGTGGTCGTATATCCCTGTTTTCTGGCTCCCTATCGTCTTTTCGTGGCCGGTTTCATTGACTGCGCTCTTTGGTGGATTTGACTAATCTATTTGAATGTGATAATTTGAACCTTGTATAGGTTCAAATCATCATATTTTGTTCTAGACAAACGCCTCGGTATTCATTAAATTGCTGCTTGCCAGCTCTCCTGGCTTAGGAGCAACCTGTATTGATTCAAAATAGTTGGGGTTTGATTGTGGTTCTCCAAGTACTTCGAAGATATCGTTTTTTCCGATTTTAAATGTCCTCCTTTTTAACCAATTAGGGTATAGGGTACGTTTCCCTTTCTTTATCAATTCACCGTCACCGGACGGTGTGAATTTATAGGTTACGTCGAAGTTTTTAGGACCGCGAGGCCACGTGCTAGAGAGTTCTCTCTCATATACGGTGATGCTTTTACCGATATGTTCGGCTAAAACTTTTACAGTTAAAGGTCGCCATCCAAAAAGAACAGCGGAATGGACAGGAATCCATCGTTGTACACCATTAGCCGCTTTCTTTACAACCCATCGTTGTCCATCGCTGCCCCATTCGATTGTGCCTTCTGGATGTTCTGTGGCAGATGTCTTAGGGGCTTTTCTATCGGTTTTTCTTGTTTGTCGGGTCATTCATAAAGTATGCTACGATTTAAATTCGGTTATTGGAACAGAATAGGTATAAGTTGTTTAAAAATTAGGGGTGAAAAGACCAAAATTTGAACGCAGATTCTATCTTCATTCAAATATCATAAGTAAATGTCGGTAAAAACAATCGGTATTGACCTTGGTACGACGTATTCGTGTGTTGGTGTGTGGCAGAACGACCGTGTAGAAATCATTGCGAGCGATGTAGGGAACCGCACAGTTCCTTCCTGGGTCTCCTTTACGGACGAGGAGCGTCTCGTTGGTGATTCTGCGAAGGGTGTAGCGGCTACGAACGTCAAGAACACGGTCTTTGATGCAAAGCGCATCATTGGGCGTCAGTTTGACGACCCTGCCGTACAGAAGGAGCTCAAGCACTACCCGTTTATCGTGAAGGACGATGGTAAAAATCGTCCGCTTATCGAGGTAGAGTTCAAGGGTGAGACGAAGCAGTTCTATCCTGAGGAGATTTCCGCGATGGTTCTACAGAAGATGCGCTCCATCGCTGAGGCGTATCTAGGCTATGCTGTCACTGATGCGGTAGTAACTGTACCCGCCTACTTCAATGACCAGCAGCGCCAGGCAACGAAGGATGCGGGGCGCATTGCTGGTCTCAATATTAAGCGTATCATCAACGAGCCGACGGCGGCGGCTCTAGCGTATGGTCTCGACAAGAAGAACCAGAAGAAGGGCGAGCTAAAGGTGCTCATCTTTGATTTGGGTGGTGGTACGTTTGACGTTTCTCTGCTGACAATCGATGACGGTGTCTTTGAGGTGAAGGCGACGGCGGGCGATACGCATTTGGGTGGCGAGGACTTTGATAATATCATCGTCGACTGGGCGGTTGAGGAGTTCAAGCGCAAGTCCAAGATTGATATTCGTGAGAATCAGCGTGCTCTGCGCCGTCTACGCACGGCTGCGGAGAAGGCGAAGCGCACGCTTTCGGCGACCACGAGCACAAATATTGACGTTGATTCACTTGCGGAGGGCGTTGACCTGTCCCTGCCGTTCACTCGGGCAAAGTTTGAGCAGCTGTGCGACGCACAGTTCAGGAAGTGCCTCCTGCCCGTAGAGCAGGTTATGCGCGATTCCAAGTTTGCTAAGACGGATGTAGACGAGATTGTTCTTGTGGGCGGCTCTTCGCGTATTCCGCGTGTCCAGCAGATGCTCCGCGACTACTTTAACGGCAAGGAGCTCTGCCAGAGCATCAATCCGGATGAGGCGGTTGCGTATGGCGCGGCGGTTCAGGCGGCTGTGCTCGGTGGCGTTGATTCCAGCAAGCTCACGGACATGATTCTTCTGGACGTTACGCCCCTGTCGCTGGGTGTTGAGACGGCTGGTGGTGTGATGACACCGGTAATCAAGCGCAATTCGACGATTCCGACGAAGAAGTCGCAGACGTTCTCCACGTATTCGGACAACCAGCCGCAGGTGCGTGTCCGTGTGTTCCAGGGTGAGCGTGCGATGACGAAGGATTGCGATATGCTGGGTGAGTTTGACCTCACGGGCATCCCGCCTATGCCGCGTGGTGTGCCGCAAATCGAAATCACGTACGACGTCGACGCGAACGGCATTCTCAACGTGTCTGCTGCGGAAAAGAGCACGGGCAAGAGCAACAAGATTACGATTAAGAATGACCGTCAGCGCTCCAAGGAGGAGATTGAGAAGATGGTGGCTGAGGCGGCGCAGTACGAAGCCGATGACAAGGCGACGATTGCGCGTATCGATTGCCGGAATAAGTCAGAGGCATATCTCTACCAGGCGCGCACGGCGTGTCAGGAAGAGAAACTGAAGGCGACGCTAGGCGAAAACGCGCAGAAGATTGAGAACGTGGTCAAGGAGGGACTTGCGTGGCTCGACGACCACCGCGATGCCGAACTGGCTGAAATTGAAGAGAAGCAGAAGGGTTGGGAGTCTGTAATTAGCCCGCTCATGTCAGCAGCGGCTGCTGGTCCTGCGGAAGCGGCCGGTTCTGGTCCTGCGGAAGCGGCTGGTCCTGGTCCTAAGATTGAGGAAGTGGATTAATCACCAGGTTATTAAATATAGTCATAACATTTTCGGGAGTATACTGCATATAACCGTTATTTTCCATGTCATATTTTCCAACATAAAAAGACAAGAGAAGTTTTTCCAACTCCTCTTTTGAATCGTACTTTATTATCTTATCACCAAGAATTCTAAAATGCGCGTCACAAATTTGACCATCGCCGTTTCTATAATATAGACCAGATGTAAATATAGGTTTTTTACATACAGCGAATTCACCTATGGATAAACCAAACGTCTCTCCATCCGAGCGCGCATGTAGAAACGCATCGCATGTATTGATAAACTTGCGCTTTTTAATTGCGTCGATTGTTTTGTCCAGAAAAATCACGTTTTTCTCTGTACAGAATCGTGTTGTGTTCATAAAAAGAAAATATAGATTGCCTCTCTTCGCTAGCGCTGTGACCGTTTCTTTAACAAACGGAATATCAAATTGGTCCGCTCCACCATAACGACCAAATACAACGGCATCCTTTGGTATATTAAGCGATGCGCGCATATCCTCTTGCGTGTCGGCTACGCTAATCATATGCGGTAAAACCGGATACGACGTACCGTCGCGTACATTTATTTGGTCACTAATTGGTATGTATACATCGCCGTACTTGTACCGACATGTAAAAACACAATGAACTACAAATTTAGTAGCTGTTATGTAACCACCGTATGGGGGGACAGGGGCTCTCCCATCTGATAGCTTATAACAAACATCTATATTCAATAATTTAAGTAGTGCATCTATTTCTAAAAATTGCGCCACCTCATAGACTACAAATCTCTCGCTAAAGCGGTCAAATACCTCTTGTTGGTTAAAATTATGGTGTAAAGAGATAATTATAGATGTATTACCCAGTATTGTTTCATTATAGTGTGCATAATCATAGGTGGCTACACCGGTACCTCTTTCTGTAAAATATGTAATAAATGCGACCTTTGTCATTTAATATAGCCTAACTGTATAGTTTTAAATGATAAAATTGACTTGCTTTTTGTATCCAATATGTAAATTAAAATGGATGCAAAAAAGATCCTCGTAAGTGGCACCGGTTATGTAGAGATTCTAGAGGTCTTCGGCTCAGACCTCACCGTGGTAAACGCCGCACGTGTCTCATTTAATAAGGAGGCGTCTGAGTTCGGAGCGCGTGATGCAGGGCTAATTAAGTATCTGGCAAAGCATCAGCATGTCAGCCCCTTCTTTCACCCTCAAGCGCGGTTTCGCATCAAGATGCCAATCTTTGTGGCACGTGAGTGGTACCGCCATACGGTGGGATTTGCGCGCAATGAGGTTAGTCGGCGCTATGTGGACGAAAAGCCAGAGGTGTGGATTCCCACAGAATTTCGTGAACGCGATCCAAACCTGAAACAGGGGTCACGCGAAAACACGATTTCCAACGAACAGGAAATTCGTGAATTGTACAGCGAAGCGATGAGGCAGGCACTCGATGTGTACGACAAGATGCTTGCGGCAAAGGTTGCACCTGAGGTGGCGCGTGCTGTTCTACCCCAGAGCATGTACACTGAATTTATTGAAACGGGCTCGCTGGCGGCGTATGCGCGCCTCTGTAAGTTGCGCCTCGATCCGCACGCGCAGCGCGAAATTCAGGACTTTGCCACAGCGGTCTGCGCACTGCTCGAGCCACACTTCCCTATTTCCTGGGATGCGCTCATGAAGGAATCTTCACCAGCGTAAACCCTTCAATTTCAGTCGGTTCTTCAAAATTTTTTCTGTATACATAGAATACTACGTCAGGAATTTTAGGACCGCCTTCGGCAGCGCGCTGCTTGTTCCGTTCCATTGCGACTTCAATTGGGGTCTGAACCCATATGACGCGGACAGGCAAATCGTGTTTTTGGGCGAATTTCACAAATTCTGCGCGTTTCGCCTTTGTACCCGCCGTGGAATCAAAGACTACGGATTGCGTAGCGATATATTGCTCTGCGTCCTTAATCATCGCTTTTGCTGTCTTAAGCTTGTCGCCGTCCGCGCGATGATAATGCGCTAAGACTGAGGTTGCTATGGTCGATTTACCTGAAGCAGGATAGCCTACCATGATAACCACCTCTTTATCTACAGAAGGCTTAACTTTCGGTCTAATTTGCTCTGGAAGAGGAAATACATCTTCTGGTGTATAGAATTTTGTTTTCAGGGCTTTTGCAAATTCTTTATCTTTATCCGACCAGTCACCAGGTCTTCCTGCTGCATCGCCAACATAGTATCCCTTATCGGGGTCAAAAGAGGGGAATTGTCTCAGGAAAAGCGCCGTATCAGGCTTCTGTGTTCTTACACCAACAATGGCTGTATAGTCAACCCCAATATCCTCCATCACGTGCTCAATCTGGTCAATCTTCCAGGGCTTTGATTGGTCCGTCACTATAACAATTTGACGATCCTTAGCCGCCGCATGAATCACATTGGGAACTGACTCGCGCAAATACATCCAGTCATCGGCGCTGGTGGGGAATTTACGTCCCGCCTTTGGCTTTACGAGCGTCCAATCAAAATCAAATATGGCGAACCGTGTGCGGCGTGACTTTTTAGTCTGTAAAATTGTGTCCTCCATTCTTAACTTTTCTATTTACTACAAATGAAATCAATTTTTATAATCCTGGAAAAATAATCTTTGTATAGTTTGTGACAAACCCCATACAACAATGAGGCTTGGTGCGCTTTTCATGAGGCATTGTAGGAATGGTAAAGCCGAGGCTCCCCGAGCAAGTTGAAAAATCACTGCCGTCGGAACTCGTGCATATCATATATTCCTTTTTACCGCATTTCCCTCGGTCCCCTCCCCCAAGTCCGACTTTTTACGCCTCTACGCTGAGGTGTGAATTAACCAAATTACAAGGCAAGCCTATGCGTGGGAAGAACGCTATGTACTTGTTTGATTTGGAGGATTTTGTATTGGATAGACCGAATGGAATATACTAGAATAAACCGCTGGCTTCTTTGCGCGCGTCTAAATAGAATGCGCGAGTCACAGAGCCAGCGGTTTTGCAAATGCATCAAAAAAATTCGTAAAACTGTTAAACCGATTCGCGGCTCACCCGAGCAGGCTGCGACGGCAATATGTGTCAAATCCGTGCTCTGGTCACGCGGGCGTACCCTGAAGAAGTTCACGTGTCGTGGTAAGCCAAAGGTCCAGACACAGCGGCGCGCGACGCAACGTAAGAGCGGTAGGTACCGTGGTCGCGCTAAGGCGATGGGTTTCAACAGTTAGGCTCTCATCGTCGTCACCACCGTGACCGCCACCTCCGCCACCACCTGAGTGAAATCCTGGCTTCAGCGGATCGCAGAGATCTGGACACTTCATTGCGTTATGTCCCTGCGTCTTACAAAGCGAACAGACTGTATAATCCATCTTTTGATTGCTTGTTCTTACGGCACATAGTCGTCAATTTTTACAAATCTGTAGTGCAGGTTTATAAAAATAAATAATTGTCTTAATCAAATTATTGCTGCATGATATTGATTGGCGCGGGCGCAGTGGGTGTTCCGTTTCCAGCATTGAGAGCAGGATTCGGATCTGCTGGTGGCGTAATATAGACAATAACATACCTGAGATCTACCGGTTTGATAAGGAAACTATTAACACCAAAAACAGCAGGTGCCCTGTACGCGGTTAGATTTGCATCCTGGCTCCAGAAATTCATAGCGGCGAAGTGAATTCCCAGAGCATGGGCTTTCGTATAATCCCAGCCGTTAGAATTAATATCGGGCTCTTCACCAATTGGTCTACACAGCGTTAAATTCTGCTGTATTCTTGCTACAGTTGCCGCCTTCTGCTCATCTGGAATATTAGCCACATCCTTCGGCGTCATTTCCAAGGGTGTCGAGCTACGTGGACCCAAATTAATGTAATCGTTTAATTTGTTTGTTTCAGGCGGGTAGACGTTCGACATGATAATAATTTTGCCAAAAAATTCTGTTATGGGTGTCTTGAATAGACGCTCGGCGCCGCGCTGCGCATTCCAGGTAAAATCTAGGCGCATTGATTCAATTGTATCGCCTAGAACAGTTGCCACCTCTGTATATGTTTTATCTTTGGGTTTACCATTGAAGCGTAACATGATAAAGAGCGGGTCTTCGCGATAGGGTGCCTCACTTACGTCCGCGGTAGCGCCTGGACCCGCAATCGCGTACTGCTGGACAGCCTGCATAATTGAGCGAAAAGATACTTGATTCATTGTGAGGCGCTTCCATTTAGAACCGGCGTCCATTTCACAAACCACGGGTGTGCCTGTGGAATTGTTCGAATAGATAGGTATATCGAGGTAGCGTGCGCCGGCGGCTATAGCTAGACGTATAGCTTCAGGCGAAGCTACTCCATCACGCAGCGGCGTAAAGATTGCCGCTGTGTTCGCCGAGCACACATAGAAGTTTGTCAATGATAAATGTTCTGTGGGCACCCCACTTGCTTTTAAATCAGTGATATACTTACGTAGACCTTTTCTAGATGAACGTTGGTCGCCGTATTTGTTGAACGCATCAACAAATTTTCTTAGCTTGGATCTTACATTTTCTGGACTTTCGAGGAGCCAGTACATATTCGCAAGATACCAGAATACGATAACAAGAATGACTACGGCTAAAACGTAGACCCACCAAGGGATTATTGATGCGGTTGTCGTGAATTTGGATGCAGCGCTAGCAAAGGCGCCGGTGATTAATGGATTTAGCCTGGCGACGGATTCTAGTCCGATGTTCTTGGACATCCTCTCCTCTTGTGCTATAAATTTTCTATCCATCTTCATCATCCATTCCATACATCTTTCGCATCAACGTGTACGTCGCATCCAATTTATTACTGGATTCGGCAGTCGACTTATCTTTTTGTTTCTTCTGCTGTTTCTTAAATGTATCATCTTTGACGACTCCGGGCGTTCCGCTTGTTGTGGTGACAACAATAGGCATTGCTTTCATATCAGTGGCTATCTCGGTATAGACCGAATCGATATCCTGGATTGAGGCACGTATCGGACGGTTATCAACACAGTCCATAGGTTGGCGTACTTCAATTGAAGCTGATTTGACTCGTTCACATAGCATTACGATAAGCGTAGCGAAGACTTCGCGGCGATATTTTGAGCCGAGGCGCATCCACACTATCATTGTACAATCAAGAGTCTTCTGAATACAGCTATTGACATCTAACCCATTTCGTGCCATATCTTGAAAAAGCGCCATCAAAAACCAGGCTAGACTTTTGCGTGACTTTCCCTGTATATTTACTGGCGCCCTATCCTTCGTGGCGGGATGCGACTTCTGACCGTCTAGTGTCAATATCCAGACTAACCAGAACAAAGCGCGACTTGTTTGCGCCCCACGAATAGACGCCTCTATTTCATTTCCGAGCGTCCGTAAAGTAGGCGCATCCTCCCGTGTATCCCATACACGTCGTGTAGACGGCTGGTCGGGTGAGGCGCCGCCACCGTGGAGCCGCTGTTTAACCGCTTCCGCCTCCTTAAATACGTCGGTCGACTTTGGCACATTAGGTCTGGGGCGCTTTGCTGCTACAACTAGATACCCTACACATTCGGCTATCTTATGGCGTATACTGGGTGAATTTCGGAAGATACGATTATCACCCCCGGCGCGTATCCATTCATTACGAAGAGTCGCTATATGTGAATGCCAGACTGCCGGCCACGAGGCAAGTGCAGAACCAACATGTTCAGACCAAATTGCTAATAATATAGCTTCTAAGCGCGATACTCCGGTTTCCGAGCACAGAAGCTCTGCTGCCCAGCGCTGGGCGCGTTTCATATCACCATTACCTATAGCACGCGATAGTGCTGTATATATGTCGGACCAGGAGTAACCACATATTGTTTTATTTTCCATTTCACCCGGAAAAGCGTTTCCTCTGTAATAACAACCACAACAGAATCCAGGAGAGAGGACGCAATGGACTCTTGGCAAATCACCCTTATCATTCTACTTGCGCTGCTGGTCGTGAACTATCTTGTTATTAAATACGTGGTAGGAACCGGTGTTCCCACTATGGTTGATAATATCAACGAGGCGTTTACTGTTCAGGAGGGATTCAGTGGCGGTACAGCTGAAGATGGTATCGTCGAAAATTTCAACAACGATACGCTCTATGATACATTTTATTCAAAGATATACGACCAAATAGTTCAGGGCGATGTACGCAGTCGCGCCGAAGTTCTTCTCACACTGGGTTGGCTCAAAAAATATCGGTCCGAAGCCAAGACTGTTGAAGCGCTCGACATGGGTTGCGGTACCGGCATGCACGTAAACGAGTTTATGAAAGAGGGCTTGGGCTCGGCAATCGGTATTGATAAGTCGAGCGCTATGATACTGCGTGCTAATACGCTGTTTCCCAATATGAAATATGTTGTTGGTGATGTTGAGAAGCCGACGCAGTTTACGGCGGGTCAATTTAATTTGGCGACAATGTACTATTTTACGATTTATTACGTTCACCACAAAGACCAGATTTTGCGTAATATATTCACATGGCTCCAGCCCGGTGGCGCGTTTGTTGTTCACATCGTAAATCGTAACAAATTTGACCCAATTCTTGAATCGGCGAGCCCGTTCACGGGGTTTTCGCTTCAAAAATACAGCAAGGAGCGTGTGCGGCGGTCAAAGGTGGCGTTTGATAAATTTGACTATATTGCGGAATTTACAAATGAAGAGGCGGATGCGAAATTTACAGAAGTCTTTAAATTCAAGGGCGGACGTGTTCGCAAGAATGTGCACTCGCTCCACATGCCGACAATGGAGCATCTGGTTCACGAAATTGAGGAGGCGGGATTCACGTTTAAAGAATTCCTGGACTTGACCCCAATTGGCTACGAATACCAGTATCTATTTTGCTTTGTACGTTAAAATTGAATTCCCATAATGGGAAACGATAGAATACAATAAAATGTATCGTATCGTTTGGCGGGAACAGAATGGCTTTACTGGAAATGGTGAGTATGTGTTGACGCTGGCTTTAGCGCAGGCATGGCTCGAGGACCTCACACGGCGGTATCCTGATATGCGGCATTGGATTGAGGCTGAGCCGGTGGGTTAATACGGCTCAACACCCTGCGCGACGTGAACCATTGTTGTGATTGAAAGACCGAACAGGGTGAGCAGCGCAGGATAGATGAAGAAGGCACCGTACATGCGCGATTTCGGATCCTTCGTGTATCCGTACATATAGAGTGCCCGACCAACAAGATAAACAAGACCGGCGATGCCCGCGTAGAGTGGAAACGCCCACGAGGCAATCAAAACCGCTAAAAAGAAGGGGGCATTTTCAATCGTATTCTGGTGTGCGCGCTGCACAAGATTGAATGCGTACGCCTCCTCATTCGTAATCGTATCAGACATCGCTTTTTCTGCTGGTTTCATGCTCTCACTATAGTATCGTGGCGTTCCGGGAACGGCATACATAGTAGGATAGGGGATACCGTATGTGGCGCGAGCCTGTGATACGAACCCACCGGCAACCATATGCAGGATATTAAATAGCAGAATCACTAGTGGAACTAGCAAGGAACTCCACGGGGATGTGGGCGAGAGAAGGGAGGCTGTATAGGTCGGCATTGTATGTTTTTTCACCGGCTTTTAGTTTCACAGACTTGCCGCGCGCTGTCAAATACAACTGTGTGGAAATAGCACATCGCCACTTAGAAATTCCGGCGGCATCCAATTGTAGACGTGCGCGGTCAGAAAACCTGATGCGCCCATTTTCCAGGGCGGAAACGCCGCTCTAAAGTTGCCACGCGAACGTCCATTCGAAGCAAACAAAATACCTTTGGAATACCCCAGTTCTGAGCCAGCGGCTTCGATTGCGCTCGTCAAATTTTTAAAATGCGGTTTCACAAGATTCGCGGCAAACACCACTTCCCAGATGCTCAGCCCTTCCGTGGTGACACGATGCGTGTTTGCGATACCGACGATGGCGGATTTTGTGAGGAACCACTTCACGTCGGTATCATCGATATCTGTACTTACGAGCGTAAACTGCTCGTCGCGCGCTATCGCTTCAATGAGATTTTTTACCATTTCGACGGGTGCTTTTAAAACTGGCTCAGCTTTGTAGGGCAGATGTTCTAGGGGCACGTAGGCGTATTCTAGAATGGCAATGGGCGCCTGGCTACATGCGCTAAGGACGGATTCGTGCTCTCTGAACCAGAGCAGGACAGAATTTGCAAGAGTTGGCGTATTGTAAATTTCGCGGTCGGTGACCGATAAGAAGTGGCTGGCTAGACCCTTGTTGCGATAGTCTGGATGAATGACCAAGCCGTCAAGCACGAACGCGTTCTGAATTTGCCGTCCGCACACAATTCCTTTCGACAGTCGGCGCACCGCAAACGTACCAATTAGCCTGCCTTCTTCGTTGCGCATCGCCAAAATAAAGCCTTGGTTGCGCCAGCGTTCGACCTCGGTTGGATTACATGAAAATCGCCAATCCGTGCCCGAATAACACGAATTCCAGAGCTTTGCAATTTCGTGATTTATGTCCGCGGTGGCTTTGAAAATCGTGAATTTACAGAGCGGCGCGGGCTGAACAGGGGCGTTGCGGCGAAGCTGGCGCGGTTCGCGGTCCCAAAATTGGGCGACATGTGCGTTGCCTGGACCGGCAAATTCGGAGTCGCTAAAAAAATGGTAGTCCATTAGTTGATACAGTGAGCAAAATCCTTATATGGAACTCTAAAAATTGAGAACCCGTTGGTGGGGTTTTGTAGTTCAAGGAAAGATGGATATTTCAGGAAATCAGACCGCGACTGCGCCAGCAAAGGAGAAGAAGCCGCGGTGCCCTGAATGTAAACATAAGCTCCTTCTCACCGATATTGTGTGCCGATGTGGAATCCAGTTCTGTAAGTCGCATCGCGCACCAGAGCTGCATTCGTGTACATTTGATTTTAAGAAGAGCGGACAGGAGCAGCTATCGACTATGCTGGTGAAGGTGGCTGCGGTGAAGATTGAGGCGATTTAGACTCATAAATCCTGAATTTGCGGCAAGAAAGGTACCGCCGGTACATCAAACGTTGTGGAGAACGTCCAGTATGAAGGGTATCCACCATCAGTGTACTTAATCGTCAAAGGTGTTTTAAAGACCCATGATGTTCTGTAATTATCGTTTACTCCCGTTCCCGAAATATAGTCCGCATTTGGGGGTTCAAAACTTGATCCAAATGATGTACCGGAGCCAAGAGTATATGACGCAAATCCAAAGACCGGTAGACCATATACTGGCGGTCCTAATGGGACGATCAGACCATCGCCGGTGTTGTACGTTGACTGTATTTTTGTCATGACAGGTGCAGTGTGTATGGCTACAGTATCATCGTCTGCGCTAGTGAATGCATAAATAAAATCAAGTATGGTTGGACCGAGAGATGTGATTGGACGAGAGCCGCCCATAAGTTTCACCTTGTAGGTTGCCGGTAGGAATTGGTCATAAAAAAACAAATATGGCTGTTCATATAGACTATTAATGATATCATCTTGTATATTGATGTCAAGAACACCGTTGTTGACTGTATATGGAATAGGGACTAAAGTACCTGATAAATCGGTATCCCCCACGCGCAAGGACTCGTCGAAATAAGAAGGCGTGGTGATGTTCACCCAGCGCGAATTTTCCGTTGGGGTTGCCGATTTTGAACGCAGAACGGACGACATCTATATTTAGGGATTTGATTTTAATTGCTTCTTGAGTTCACGCATCTCAAGGACTTTAGCCTTAAGAGCGTTCCGGGCTGTGTGAAAGGCGGCGCCATCTCTGCTGTAGTACGCCGCCGTCATGATCTTGGTGTTTCGCATGGCTTCCTTGTGAAGTGCGGCATAGTTTGCTTTTACGGCGGGGTCCACTTGGGTCGGCATTTATATTCTTATCAGAGAAAAATATAAATGACATAGTGTTGTATTTTAGGCACGAGATAACGTAGCAATCTCTTTTAGGGCACCACTGTACGTCTCTTCTACGTGTAAATAGTGCTCCGCAATCAAATTGCGCCCCTTGGTGATGGTCAACTCAAGTTGCGCCCGTGCACCCATAGTTGATTTGGTAAACGTGTCTGAGAACTTAACAATGGTCTTACCACTGGTGTTCTGTGAAAGAATAAATACTTCTGAAATTAGGTTGTACGCGTTTTCGAAATACTCTTTGTAGTCGTCTAATATGATTGCCTGCGCTTTTTGTAGAATAGCGGCAGCGCGCGGGTCAACGATTACGTCACCTTGCGCCGACCGCTTACCGCAAAAACTGCTCAGAATAGACGGGTCTAATGAGGCGACAGTTACATCCAAGAAGTTCCTGTCACTGGGATTTTCAGCTCCACCAGGGTGATACAACTTGTTAAATGTTTTAGTGAGGTTCGACAACTTCGTTTGATTCTCGGGGCTCGGTGTTCCGTCATCGTAGTCGTAGTAGAGCGTCTCGAGCGCAGCGAACGGTGGAATAAATCGCATTTTCTTATCAGCCCAGTTATCTACGCATAAATACGAAGAGGCTGTAGTGGACGGTGGCGTCGGTTGAATGTAGAGGAGAACGGCTCTGTATGAAGCCGGTGCCGCCTCTGCCCACTTGGCAAAGTCGCCTGACCACTGTACCATTGACTTATAGGAATCCTGGAATCCGCGCGGTAATTGTGTGCTCGGAGAAAGACTCAGCGTCGTATTTGTAGCATTTTTGTCGACGCCACCTCTCATCTTCCGTGTGCGTCGACCGCCCTCTAAACCGAAGAATCCACGTCCACGATTACGCGTATTGTTACGCGGCACGACGACCGGTGCGGCTTGAAATGCACCGCTTGTAGCGACTATAGTAACTACGTAGTTAAGCCATGTTGACTGCTTTTCAAACGGCTCCTCTACCTCGTCTGATGCGGGCGCCTTATTGGAATACAGATACACTGAATTGTCGGAAGCGACTAAGCCACGGTAGATAACTTCACCTGTGGTGGGATTCGTTAGTTCAACCCAGTAACGATCCGCCTTGATTTTTTCGTCCTCAATATTGTATTCGTTGGGTTCTTTTATCGTTACCTTAACCTTCCACTCGCTCAAATCGTTGGCTGTATATGTAATTATTTGATGTATTCTATCGTATTTTAGATTGGGACGTCCGATAAAGGTAAACATCTCTTTGCTGGCGCCGACAGGGCTCAAAAATCTACGAAACCAGTCTTCGCGTTTGACTTTTTGTGCCTCCCTTTCTTCCAATGTCAGCGGTCGGGTTTTCATCTGTTTCTTTAGCCCTGTCTGAAAAACCTGATTACGGACACGGGATACGAGGTCCGGGGGCGTATAGATACTCAGCGTTAAGGCGGCAACAAGCTGTAGCGCGCGCATATAGAAAATCGCCAGCGAAGTACACGCAGCCTCATCGGTAGCCGAAGTGTTCGTCACCACTTTGGAACGAGCGTAGAGGAAATCCTGGATTCCACCCGTTGAGCCGTCCTTTGTGGCGTTTAACTTTGCGGTACTAAACTCCTTATTGAGTTCCTTGGACAACAATATAATGTAGTCTCCACAGGCACCAGGACCCTTTGTTAGGGCACGAATATCCAGGATATCGGTGTTTTTCAGGAGACGCATAAAAATGACGGAGAACATCTCAACCCTCTGAGTATTTTTCGAGGGCTGTGGACTTGTTGATTCCGTTTGGGAACTTTGACCGGCACCCATCCTTACTTGGTCTCGAGAAGATTTTGCTTCCACTGGTCCAACCGTTTGAGGCACTTATGAAGCGTAACAACGCTGATGTCGCATACAGCTGCTATCTCCTGTATCGTCTTCTGTATGGAGAGCGCTGCGCAAGCAAGCGCTAGTGCTGCTGCTGTCAACGAGGGTGGCGTATTTTCGGGGCAGATTCCCATGTCATCGGCTCTTGCGCATATCTGGCGGGTCAACGCGATAAGGGTGCCCGTAAGATGACGGGGGGCTTCCAACTTGGAGACAAAGGGCTCCACATAGTGTTCGTAGGTGGTTGTTGAGCGCGAAATTGTGTCCCATTTAGCGCGACGCGACTCAACAGATACGGGCACTACTGCCACTGTTTGTGCCGCGACTGTTTGCGCTGCTGCTAGCGGTTCCTTCTTCTGACCGATGCGCTCATCCATGTCCAGTAGATTGGCAAACTGTTTGAGCCCCTTCGTTACGTGGCGAATGTTGATTTGAAAGATAGTTGCAATATCCTTAGGTCTCCGAGGAGTACCGGAGCGCTTGAGTGATTCGTAGAGACAGGCGGCAAGCAGCGCCTCTTTCTGAGTTCCACGACAGACGCACAAGATAGAGAGCTGCGCGTAGAGTCGCTTTGCCTCTTCTAATACACCCACGCCAATCCCGGCATTGACGGCGCGAACGTGTAGACCTTCAAAGATGCCCCATAGATTGCGCTCTCTATACGGCATCAGATTCCAGGTGTGGTATCGCTTGATTTTACGCATGGCGTTGCCGTGATGTTTGCGCAGAAGCATAGTGGTGCCGAGCGATGATTCAGGAAGAAGTGGATTCTGTGGCGCACCGACACGGGTGGGGTCTGAGCCACGCTCATCACTGGAGAACCACCTGTATTCCGGACCCTGGTCCAGGACGTTTTCAAAGATTTGCCCACACTTGGTGCAGAGAACGTTATCGTTTTGTGTCTGGATATTCTCATCCGTTTCGCATGCGTCGCAATACCAATAACTCTCTTCACCCTCTTCCTGAGGCTCGATATGTTTATCAAAGTAGTCGAGGATTCGTTGCTCTTCGTCTGTCAATGGTCTTGCTTGACCTATTCCAGGGAATAGTTCTGTCATTCTGGAAAGAATCTAAAGCGGATTCGCCGAATTCAACTTTCGTCGTATTTTTTAGGAACTATATTCATCGCCAAAAGCAAGTAGTATGTCCGCTGATGCACCCGATAATAGCGGTGAAGCGAACGTAGCTCGTTATAACGAAAAAATCGCAAAACGGGGTCCGGTCCAATCACAGGACGGCGGCTTTATGGGTCCATCCTATTCGTATGCCGATGAGTTGCCAACCCCGGCTGAAATTGGTGTTCGGTCTGGTGGCGACGTGGGTGCTATTATGGATGCTGCCGCCGGCGTGAATTACTATGTTGATGCAATTGGATTTGGGCAGAAAACAATGTTCAATTCGCGCGATTTGGCTCCGCTGGGTGTACGCTACTTTATGAATACGGGGTCAACTTGCTCAAATGGTGCGTCAATGTACGACTATATTGATACGATACCCAAAGGTAATTTGCTTGGTGCGCGTGTTGATAAAGGTCTACAGGACATGGGCTTACCACGCATGCGCGGGCTCGCTCCAGGCATCATGGAGGATGCACGTGATGCGCTAAATCCGATGCCGTTGCTACGCGCGGCTATTGGTAGCGGCTATCCCCAATGCAAACTAGTTCAGTTGCCTGTTGGTGATGCGTATGGTCGGCTTTCATCGCCCAGCGACGCTAACAACGTATGGGTAAAGGGTCCGGTAGTCATGATAAATGGCGCCCCTCACCAAAACAAGTGGATTCAGGATACTGACAGCAAGGGCAATAAAGTTTTTTTGGACCGCGATGCTTGGGAGAGGGCGCCAAAAACCTACTATCCTGATGGAACACCGATTGAGGGTTTTCAGAATGGACCGGCATTCTGGGAGGAATATATTGATAAAAAGACCGCTGCTGGACTGCTCTTAGCTGGGCTCGCGGTTGCGTTCGCAACGTATGCTGCGCACAAGGATTAGACTGGGATCCGGCTCCTGGCGGTAAAAAATTTGATTTTTTCATGATTTTTTCAAACTTTTCTTGAAAAAATCGTGATTTTCGGGCGGGGTTAGCGCCAGAAGCCGCGTCCAATCAACGCAACAATCCGCCGAAGAACGACAATTGTATCCGTAAAATGATGCGAAATCGTGAAACGGCGCGGCTGGGGCTTAACGGGAATCATTGCTACTTTGTTGTATTTATTCTTTTTCACCGGTCTCCTCAAAGTTGCGGCTCATCTCCACATGTTCGCGGAGTCGTGATTCAGTGATTAGACGACTACTGATATTCATTGATTCCAGTTCCTGTAGGAAGAGTTTGTAGGCGTACGGGATGCGCACCTGGCTAAATCCG